GTGGTTGATGTTCACGCCCAGCACATAGATTTGTCCGATCTTGAGCGGCGTGTCCTTGCCCATCGAATACTTCTTCGACTTGGGCGTGGCGTCGATACCCAGCTTGGTGAAGTCTTCCGTGATCTGATTGTAGTCGCCACGGTTGGTGATGACCCACTCGCGGAAGTGCTTGGCATCCAGCATGATAGTGCCGTGTGAGAAGTTGGCACCGGGCTTCGCCTTGTACACATCTATCCTGATACGGACGCCGTTGCGAGGCAGTCGCGTGTAGTCGTATGTCGGCTTCTGGCCGACAGTGTGCATCACGGTGAGGCAAGCACCAGCGGTGTCGTTCATTTAGGCAGCGAGAACGTCGAAGCAATCCATCTGCACTGTTGACATCTGGGTGCGGACAGCGCCCAGTAGATTGAGGATGTGCAGTGTACCGACAGTGTAATCGTACTGGATCAACCCAAGCTGGTGGGCCAGCTTGTTGCCAAGATCAGCCAGCATGATGCCCTGTTCCCAGAAGCGTTCTTGCCCAGAGAAGTCGCAGTTGTACTTCTTCTTAAACTCTACAATATGTTCTGCTATGAGTGCTCGTATCCCTGCCTCTCCGAGCGACACAAGATGCTTGACCAGCACCTCGCCAGCAGTGCCGTAATGCGTGGTGAAGAAGCCATAGATTTTGCGGCCAACGTCTGTCGACTGCGTGAACCTAGGGTGCGGGTGCATGTTGATTTCGAGGATGCGCGCCATCTGCGCATCGGTGTCCATACCGGACGAGAATAACTTTGAGGTCATTGAGCGGTTGGCGCTCGTCGTGCACGGCGTTGCCCAAGTCCGTGCGTCCTTCTCCTCGGAGGTCTTGGTGAGGCGGGCCTTGTCACGGCCCTGTGTGACCCAGTAGCAGAAGTCGCCCACTTCCTTGTCGGGCATCATGGTAGCTTCATCAATGGTGACGGGCAGGTTGTTGTAGAGCCCGAAGCGGGAGAACAAAGCGTTCTGTGTGAACTTGGCAGAGAAGTGCAGCTTGGTCGGATCGCCGTAGATGGACTGCTGCATGATCTGTGCAAGCGACTTGCCGCAACCTGTAGGCCCACACAGGTTAATGACCAAGCCCTTGAGCCCTGTGAACTGGTAGAGCGGTGCAGAGAAGCCGACACCCAACGCAAACATATGTACAGGCAGGTTGAGTTTCTGCAGTAGCGAAGTACTCAGCGCCCACTCGTCCAGCGTCCCGGCCTTGCCGTACAGGTCTTCCGTCACCTTCTGCGAATGCGCGGCCATGCTGATGCTCTCGGTGTGCACCACGCCGTGGTCGTCGGACTTGAACACCCTGTCGCCAAGGAGGAAGCTGGTGTTGTTCTCCTTCCACCCCATGGTGGAGTAGAGGTTCGTTACCGACCTGATCTGCCGTAGGCTGTCCATGTAAGAACGAAGCATGAGTTGGAACGTTCCTGTCTGGTTCTTGTTGTTGAGTACGATGCCCTTGTCTCCGATGGCCGTGGCGAACTCACGGCTACCATCTGCAAGGAAAGCCTGACGGAATGCTAGTTCGGTCCACCCGACATGAGGGCGCTTCCAGTGGTAGCGCACCGTCTCATAGCCAAGCGTCTCGTCGTGGCCGTAGCCAACGGGGTAGATATCGAACTTGCACACATCAATGTCGGTGCCATCTACCGTGTACTTGATGCCGTCTGCCGTGCGCTTGAAGGGCTTGGGTATCTCGACAATGAATGCTTCCTGATCCGGCGCATCCTCGGAGACTTGCACCTCTGCGTACTGCAGACCAAGGCGGGCAGGTGAGCCGATCTTGTCCTTGAAGCGGCAGTTCTTGCAGCCGTCCGGTCTCTCGCTCTCAAACTTCTTGCAGGTTGTCGGGCCTGTCGTGCTGGTCTTCCAGTGCTCTAGCTTCCTCAACGTCTCGGTCTGGTCGAAGCCGGGGTGGTGCTTGCTCCACTCAATGGCGGTAGTCTCAGGCTGGTCGCAGAAGGCGGCGATGCCGATAAGCCCATACCAGAACGGCTCGGGTACATCAGGCTGGTTCGCTATGGCCCAGCCGATCTGCTGGCACTTCGCAGCCAGTGTCGTCGGGTTGCTCGGAGGGTACTCCTGCTTGACCGCGAGGTTGTCGAGCAAAGTCGTACGTCGGGGAGCGGCGACCACTACTGCAGGAACATACTGCTGCAAGTGTGCAGCCATGTCGGCATGCGCCACCGGGTCAGCTTGGATGATGACCTTGACTTCCTTGTCGCCCTTGAAGTTGATCGTGCCGGGAGCACGCAGAACGCGTGCGCTGTCTGTCACCACGGTGGGGTCCACCATGAACCCATGCTGCCGTGTGGCTTCCTTGAGGGCTGATGCGAGTGGTCGCCATGCGGCAGGAGCCAGTTCCTCAGTCAGCACCCAGTACACATGCAGACCGTTGCCGCTGTGCACAACGAGGGGCTTGGGCAGACCAGCGTCCTGCAAGAACTTTCCAAGCGCCTTGAGCCCCTGCGTCCAGTCGAGGTACGGCTTGTCTGCGCCGCAGTCTACGTCAAGGTAGATCGCCTTGGTCAGCACCACGCCATCCTGCGTGCGCTGGTTCCCACCAAACGAAGAAACGGCATAGTAGGTGTTGTACCCCTTGCCGCTCATCTGGTGCATGTAGTCAGCCAGTTCGCTGACATCGTTGAAGAACCGCTGTCGTGGAAACTTATCTACGAGTGTGAAGCAGCAGTAGTTGCCCGAGCCGGGCAGAACGTGTCGCAGAAAATCCTGCGTCTCCATTGAAAGACCTCTCCTGTTGGTAACCCCTGTAGGGGCAGGGGGAGCGACCAAACTCCCCCGAACCCGTAATGCTACTGCTCCTGACCGAGCAGTTCAAGGAGGTGCTCCACCCTTTTCGGGGGTGGCATGACAAGCACCTCGTTATTGGGCCACTGGTGTTCCTTCATCACGGCCAGCAGAGCCCTAAGCCGCTTCTTGACACGGGGTGTGGTGGTGGCACGCATGCCACCACCTTTCAACCATGTGTAGTACGTCATGCGTGACACCCCGAACACCTTCGCTATGTCGGTCACTGACAGAAGCATGTGCTTCCGCAGCATGTCGACCTTGGCGAAGTCAACGGGAGGTGCCTCATGCGTCATCAGCGTCAACCCCAGCGATCAGCGCAGCGATATCGTCTGCGATGTTGGATGCAGGAGCAGCCACCTTGGGGGCCGTCTTGGGCTTTGTAGCGGGCGTGGAGGCCGGGGCCGTCTCTGCTGCGGGGGCAGCAGCCTTGGCACCGAAGCCACGCTTGGGCGTAGCCGGGGCGGGTTCTTCCGGCTCAGGCTCCACAGCCTTGACAAGCTGGGGCTTGGGCTTCTCGACGGGAGCAGCCAGCATGAGCGCAGCAGCTTCTTCTCCGGTGATTTCCTTCACCTTGTCGGAACCGAACAGGGTGTCAACCGCAGCCATACCATCCTCGTCAAGGAAGCCGCCGAACCCGAACATCAGCTTGGGGAAGCTGGCGTCAGTGTCGAAGGAGATGCGGGTCTTGACAACCTCTGCCGGGATGCCACGCATGGACAGTTCTTTCTGGTACTGGTTCAGCCCCTTGAGCGCAGCGGGCGTCACCTGCAGCAGGTAGATCGGTCCAGTAGGATCGTCGGCAGACACGACAGCCAAACGCTTGGTGTCGGAGCATGCCTTGATCTTCTGCCCGGTGGGCGTCACCTTGGAGCCCCATGCGTTGTGCGGGCAGGTTGCGCAGATATCGTTCTGCGGGTTCTCCGCATCTGCGCTGGGACGTACACCGTCAGACGAGAAGCAGTCCGGTGCGGTCGGCTCTGCATTGGCGTCCCACGCCTTGGCGTACCAGTTCTTGGACAGGCGGGGGTTAGCACCGACGATCACAATGTCGAGGCTGGTCTCTTGGATCACCGTCTCGGCGTCACCGTCCTTGATGCGGAAGCGGGAACCCTTGAGGGAGATGCGGGGGAAGTCACCTCCACCGCCGATGCCACCACCAAGCGACTGCGCAAGAGCAGACGGCTGGCCGACACGGGCTGCGATGTGGGCGGGAACTTTGACGTTGGTCGGGATAAGATTGCTCATTATGTTCTCCTGTGATGAGCGTTAGGTAAGTGTTACGTTCTTGAGGTTAAGCGACTGGCCGGTCATTACTGCACCGGTAGCGCCGTGGTCTCTAAAAGTCACGGTGGGAGAAAGCCCCATCTTGACCTTGGCTTGTTCAGCGATAAGACGCTCACCGATTTCCTCTGCCGTTTTGCAGTAGATAACCGTAGGCATCATATGCGCCGCGTTGCAAATGCGCAGGAGGTATCCCTCCTGCAAGGCGAACACCGTGCACGCCTCTTGTATGCCGCCGAGCAGCGCCCTCTCAGGCACCGCCATCGTAGGCCCTGACACCAGTTCCTTCTTGCGCCAGAACATATTAAATCCCCATCATGCGGGCTGCACCGTTGGCAGCAAGCACACTAGGAATTTCCGCCAGCGTGGCGACATACATGATGGAGACTTTACTCTCCGATGTATTGCCGCGAAGGTCGGTCTTGCTGTTGCGGCACACCACGTTGTACCCGTTCTGCAGCACGTAGATAGTGTACTGTGTGTTGCAGTTGTGGTTCATGTCGTTGATCAGCGAGTTAGTCTCCACTGCGACACTCGGCCCGTTAATACCGCGCAGCAGCCGCTTCAACTTCTTCTTGTTGTTCTTACCCATATCAATCCTCCTTGTTAGTGGGTTTACGCACGTTCACTTCGATGCGGGTGCCGTAGTTAATACCGGGTGGCACCTGCTTCATCTGGTCGATATATCCACGCACAGCAGTCTTGCTGACACGCTTCTCAAACATATCGAACGCATCGTTGTCACGGACAAACTTAAGCATGGCGTCCCAATCGGCCACCGCTGCGAAGTCCACCGTAGTCAGGAAGGCTGTGCCGTGCTTCGTCTTGAAAGACGTTACACCCTGCGCATCCGCCTGTTCCTTGAGGAAGCCTTCCAGCTTGCTCATCTTCTCCTGCAGTTCACCGGCCTTGGCTTCTGCCTCGGCCTTGATCTGCGCCCGCTTCTCGCGCAGCTTAACGTAGGCTGCGATCACATCATCTATGTTTACCATGTTCTCCATCTCCTGTTGGTCGCCAGTCGCGTGAGCAAAGGTCTAATCTCACCACTGGCTGACGGGGTTTTCTTCAATGCGCAGCACTAGCCGTCTGATCTGCGTCTGCTCTTACCGCCTAAGCGGACCCAGCAGCAGGGCCGTAAACTTATCTCCGCATCTCTTGTTGGATCATGTCGAGCAGCAAGCCCTGCATCTTCTGCTTACCGGCAAGGCGCTCGAATATCTTCTGCTCCAGCAGCGTGCTTTGAATGTGCACCACGTTGGACACATGCCTCTTGCCGATACGCTCTACTCGGCCATTGGCTTGCTGGTACTGTTCATTACTTGCAATAGGTCCATACCAAATGACGGTGGACGCTGCAGTAAGTGTAAGGCCGTGCGCCATTGTAGCAGGGTGAGCGATGAGTACGTGAGGGTCAGCGGCGTGCTGGAAGTTGTAGAAAATTTGATCCCGCTGTGTAGAGGATACGCTTCCATTGACAACGGCCACTGACCATCGCTTGGAGAGTTCTCGCTCAAGCATTCGGAGCGTGCCAGTGAGCGGGACAAAGACAATGACCTTGGCCCCTGCTTCTTCGATGACTTCTTTAACTGCTTCGACACGCGGCGAGCAGTCGAGTTCAATGTCATTGCCTTCTTCTCCATATGCAACACCGCATGCGATCTGCACCAGCTTCATCATCTTGACGGCTTCGTTCACCGCCGTGATGGTGCCATCAGCACCGCCGGTCTCAGTCATCAGGTGCTTAAGCATTTGTTTATAGTGCTTAGCCTGTTCCGGTGTGAGGTCCACCTGTCGCGTCTGCAACACGGTGTCCGGTAGGTCGAAGCACTCGTCTCGGGTGTAGCGCACTGATGGCTGCAGAATATGTTTTACTATGTCGGCACTGTCGGGTTTCGGGATGTACTTGTACATGCTGATCTTGTGCATGACCTGATCGCGGAAGTTCGTATAGGTCTTAGTGCAGAACGGGCTATCGACCAGCTTGGCCAAGGCCCACGCATCGGTGGGCTCGTTGGGTGTTGGCGTCCCGGTCATCAGCCACAAGCGTGTCTTGGGGTTGGCGTCCATCCACTTGCGGAATGCCTTGAACCTCTTGGTGGTGGGGTTGCGCAGCACCGCTGCCTCATCCACGATGACCAGATCGAACATGCCCGCCGCCTCTTGGGCGATGATGGGGAAGCCGTCATGGTTTACCACATAGAAGTCTGCATGCTGCTTGAGCAGACGCCGACGACGATCAGCCGTGCCGTGCAGCACGGACGCCCTGCGGTTGGTGAAGTTCATGTACACGGCATCACCCCACACACGTTCCAGTGTGGACAGCGGAGAGATGATGAGCGCCTTCTCGACAGCACCGATGGACATGAGGTAGTCCGCCGCCCACAGCGCGCTCTGGGTCTTGCCGGTGCCAATCTCGTTGAGCACCAGCCCCTTGCGTGTCGTGGTCAGGAACGCCGCCGTCTCCCGCTGGTGGTCATAGGGCTTGTACTTCCCCGGCCAATCGTAGTGGTAGATGATGGGCGAGGGTGCGTCGATACCGAGAGCGTTAAGCTGGGCCACCTCGTCCACACCGTGGGGGGTGATCACCACCTCCT